TGAATATCTCAATCGACCCATCCCTTAAATCCTCCATCATAGAGGATTCAAAGTTAAATTCTCTCTTAGCTAATATAGGTTGAGGAACTAACTTACTTAACTTTTCAATGTTAAATACATTAGAGCCTGATACAATAAATGCTTCCTCAGGTGTCGCAGGGTACTCCTGACGGAACTTATCCTCACCACCCTCAGCAATCTTTAACCTTCTCCAGTATAACTGATCATCGTCTAGGTTATATCTGGTTACTAAGACTTCCTCATCTGTTGTTCTCTCAAACCCCTCAGGAGCCTTCCTACGATACTCTGACATCAGGTACCATGGAACAAAGATAGCAATATACTCATTCTCACCCTTTACAGCTCCCTGCCATAACCTGTGAAATGAGTTACCTACACCATTAGCTGTACTCTCAAGGATTACTTCGGTACCTTCCGCTTGGGAAATTCCCTGAAACAATCCTGCCAAAATCTTTTCATCATGCCCCCAAAAGGCAACTTCACTAAGGTGAGCAATCGTAGGAGTCGTTCCCCTACCCGCTTCAGGAGCACCAGCTGTGTATAGCCTGTACCCTGAATCGTTATGCTCAAACATAATCTCTTTCGCATTAGACTTCTTCAATACTGGTCTGAAGGTATCAGACATATTGTAGATTGTATTTCTGGACATACTGAACAATGCATCACTAGTAGCTGCATCATGAGCCATAACTACTGACTTGTTGTAAGCATTAAAGTAACTCTTCCAGAATACACGTCCTGTTGTGTATGTACTTAATCCCATCTGTCGAGCTTTTAAAATAATAGCTCTGACTCTCCCCGTCTCTTTGAGTTGTTTCTCAAGAGCTTCATTCACAATCTTTTGAGCTTCGTTAAACTCAAAAAATTGGAATCCCTTGGAGGAGTCCTTGGGTAAGATTTTAATTTGTTCTTTGGCGAATAATTCGAAATTATTCTTATAAGCGTTTAATTTTTCACGCTTCTTTAATTCCCTCAGAGCCTCTAGCTTATCAGAATTGTTTTGTTTTGTCATATGTTTAGATGTAATAAAAAGTTTTCTCTATTATGTACCGACTAACTGATTGATTTATTTAGAAAAATATTTGGTATAATTTTTGAAATGTAATCTTTTGTATACGTTTTTGGGTAGCCCCTAGGGATGTCTGAGGTAGAAGTCTTTGTGTGTGTTAAAAAGAATCAAGTGTTGGTTGGGTTCGCCCCTGCTGGTTTCCCTGCCCCCCCTGTTTCCCTGCCGTGTCGGTGCGTGGCGCTGCCCGTCTCGGCTTCCTTTGTCTGCGCTTTTTGGAGGTGTTCCGTGGCTTTTTCTTTCTCTTCTTTCGCTTCTTCCTTGCCTGCTCTTGGTCCTGTCGCTTCTGTGGCTCGTCCTTCTCTGGCTTCTTCCGTTCCTCGTGGTTCGTTGTCTGCTCCCGTGTCTGTTGTTGCTGTGTCCTTGTCTGGTGTGGACGCTGTCTCTGTTGTTTGTTCTGACGGGCGTGTTCGTGTTTGCCGTGTGTCCTACGCCTCTCGTGCTTTGGGTCGTTCTGTGTCTCGTGACGCTGTGTTCTCCCGTTTGGCTGCTCGTGTTGGTGGTTCTCCTGTTCGCTTTGTTGCTGCGTTTGGCTACTCTGCTGACTCTTGGTTTGTTGCTGTTGAAGCTGTTTGAGGGCTTTCTCGGTTGGCTCCTTTGTCGGGGTCTTCCGAGAGCGTCTTGCTCGTCCGTGCCTGTCGGTTACAGGTTGACATTACTCAAGGGAGATTAATATGTCTAAAGTGTTTCACCTCGTTTACATCCTTATTTGGTCCAACGTTATGTTGTACTGCGTTGATAAAATCCAATACCAAGTTGACTTCGGTCTCTTGCATGTTGGTGGTCTTGTGCTTGCAGGTATGGCTGCTGGCTTCCAGTTCTATGACCTTACTAACGAAATCATTAAAGGAGAGTAAACATGGCTAAACGTTACAGCTTAACATCTATGCTTGTGAATCGTGGATTCAAACATAGAGATTGGGATATTATGATTGGGCATCCTTGTGGTGCTATTGCTCCTGCCTCGTACTTGAGAGAGCACCCTAAGGCATCTAGGAATGTTGCTCGTTACCTGCAAGGTGATGCTTCATTTGCTGGTGACTTTGAACTCATGCTAATAGAGATGGGTATGTGTGGTTGTGAGATGCCTCGATCCACTTGGAGACACCTTAAGTTCTGGGTGTCTAAGGGTTGTCCTCACTGGTCAGGTAACACTGCCTTCTCTAAAGCAATGGTGTGGTGGTGGAATCGCCATGCATGGACTTTTGTTCCTAACAGGAATGGGTCAGATCAAGCGTCTAAAGATGCTGCTGATTACTTTGTAACGGTAGCGTATTCAGAGTTAGAACAGCTTCAACAAGCAAGAAACAAAGTTGAAACACCTTTAAACCCGCCATTCTAAGGAGAGTAATATGTACTTTTTAGTATACAGCAAGGAAACAGGTAACCTTGTTGATATCTTGTATTCAGCAGAAGAACTGCAACGTAAGTTTCATCCTGAACAAGTCACTGTTCACGTAGTCCACGTGTAACTAACTGCTCTTCTCGGGCTTACGGAGAGACCACTTGGGGTAAGTACCAAGATTTCATTAACAGTCATTACCAAAAGGATCTAACATGACTACAGCAACCATGAACTATGCCACTAAAGGCGACACAGTAACAGCATCATTCACTATGGCAACCTCCATGTTGATGGTGGTGTACACAGACCCAGCTAACAGATACGTTTATGCGGTAGATGACAAAGAAGTTGTCCGTAAACTGTCTATTACTCGGGATGTTGAACATGCTCGTAAGCAATACAAGATTGCTCGTGGCTTGGTTGGCAAACAAGTAAGGTTTGGTGTCACAGCTGGTTGGAGTTCTGACACTTGGTTCAATGAAATCGTAGAAGCATAAGGAGAAAAGCATGTCTACAAAGTATTTACTCTTAAACCCACTCAAAGCAAGACACTTTCACTGTACAACAGAGGAAGTCATCGAGTCACTACACGAGTTTGGCTGTAAAGCTATACTCTCTCCAGACACAACAGGAGAAACACTCATCTATGCAACAGCAACCAACAGAAGTGTGCTGGAAAACATGGTCAATGAGGTAGAACTCAATGGAATCATCATAGAATACACAGCAATCTACGATCAAGTAGTAGAAGGGAACTAAAAATGGCATACTTAAGACACTCTTATGGTAGGTACTCACTAGACCTCTCTGAAGAAGAGCTAGACGCAGTCACAAACGCTATGTCTGCAATAGAATTCTTCACAGATACTGATAAGGCTATCTTCTATCAACTGGTAAAACACAGAAGATACCTGAAAGAAGAGGAAAAATGGTACAGAACACAGGAACAAGAGCTGGAAACTAGGCAAGAACTAGCAGACAAAGCTAAGTTCGGTACCTAAAGACAGTACTCTCAAGACATTCCCACAAGAATGTAATCAAAAGACTACACTTCGCTGAGAAGCAAGCGAGATCTTGGGGAATTCTTGAGAGATTTTTTGTAGGTGAAAAGTTAAACGTTCTTTTTAAACATTTCCTAACAAATTTCGTTGTTTTTGAACAAAAGGAGTACTATGCACAAAGTAAATGATCCGTTCTTCCTAGAATGTCCCGAGTGTATGATCGAGTATAACTACGATGACGTCAAAGTCATAAGTGCCTTAACAGACCACCGTGGAATCACAGTATGTAAATTCCTCTGCCCATGCTGTAATGAAGAAACCAATTCAATCTTAACAGGAGTAATGTAATGATCGCAGAAACTAAACGTCTCAAGCCAGTCGCCTTCCAACCCTTCACATTAACACTCACTATAGAAACTCGTCAAGAGTTCATAGACTTGTCTGAGTTATTCTCATACTACCAGACACTACCTAACGAAGCCTGCGGTATATTCAATGAAAAGCATAAACGTATGCAAGAGTTACTTGTCAGAATACATGACGCACTTGACAATGAGGATCAATATTAAATACACTCATAAGGGTATTCGCTATGCACTCAGCCGCACAAATCTACACAGACCTTATCCAAAGAATAAAATCTAAGATAAAGTCCGAAGTGTCCGTTGTCTTTGACGATACCACTGGTATCCAAAAAGCGTTTCTTAAAGGCAAACTATTATGGGTCAAGAAAGTGAGACTAGACAAATGAATGAACTAACTAAAGCACGATGGATATGTGTTGATGAATATTTCTGCACAGAATTCGGTGAAGACATCAATCATTGTATCCGACGATACAAAGAATCTATGGATGAAAATGTTGATGTAACCAAACTGACCTTCTACTCACTTGATGATCCATATCAAGTTGAGGTTTTATATACACTAACAAGGAAAACTCAATGAAATCATAAACTTATTTAGCTGGAACCTAATAGGATACTGTCCCTGAGTAGTATTATATAATATATTTAATAAAAGTATATTATTAAAGGGTAATAAAAAAGAGAACATCAATAGGTTATATACCTAAAGACATTCTCTTAATAACATACTCTCAAGACTTATTATCAAGACCTTCCTCTGAGATAATTCTCTGAAGTTCTTCATCTGTGAGGTCTGCTGTACGGGTTGTAGTAGTCTGATCAATCCTCTGTAGTTTAGGTT